TGGGATACGCAACGAGTGTTTAACAACTTATACAGTGAGGATATAACAGATGATGAAGAAGAAGGGTTACGCTAAAGGCGGCATGAAGAAAAAAGGTTATGCCAAGGGCGGTATGAAAAAGAAGGGCTACGCAGCAGGTGGCTTGAAGATGGTCAAAGGTAAGGGTGGAAAGATGGTTCCCTTTTATGCTGCAGACGGCAAAGGTAAAATGAATAAAGGCGGCATGACCAAAAAGAAAAAAGGTTACTCTAAAGGTGGTGCAGCTAGAGCAGGTGCATCCGTACCACCAAATAGAAAGGCTCGTAAGTAATGACTGATTTAACTAAAGAACAAGAAGAAGCTATAGAATCTCTAGGTTACATTGTAATGGGTAACACAGTTATAGATAGCAACAAAGCAGTAGTAATGGATAAGCCAGATCGTGACGGTGGGTTTATAACTGAAGTACCAGAACTAGAAGCTTTGATGTCAGGTACTGCTGAAGTAGAAACTGTTAGAGCTAGGGATAAAAAAGGTCACTACATTGCTGATGATCCTGATACACCAGAGAATGAAGCATGGACAACTAAAGTAGTTAAGAAAGTAAAAGGTAAAAAGTGACTATATTAGCAGATGCTAAATTCTTTTCAGCAGCTAAAGACCTCACTGCTACTGCAGGTGGGGATAGTGGTAATGTTATTTACACTTGTCCTAACAACTATATAAGCCTTATCAGATTTATGCACGTATCTATTGGTGCTACCTCTACTAAAAAATATAGTTTGCAATGGTACGAAGCTTCTACAACTACATATCATTTTATTATAGATGATCACAGTCTTGCAGGTAATAGCTTAGAAGAAGTAATACAAGGTGGTAGCTATCTTGCACTATCTCCAGGTGATAAGATTGTAGGGTTTGAAGAATCAGGTGCAGACGCTCACGTTATTTTATCTGGGGAGGAACATTACCAACCGACATAACGGATATTCCGTATTGTCTCTACTAACCTAACGTTATTTATGTATAACTATGTAACAGCCAATAAAGGCAGTAACATAAGGATAATACATAAAATGATAAGACGATTATTTAACAGACTAATAGAAGCTAGAACAGAGTCAGCTAGACGTAAGATTGCACGTTTGCAACTTTACCAAATGACTGACAGAGAGCTACGAGACTTAGGCATTGGTAGATGTGATATAGAAAGGGCTATACTATCAGGTAAGGCTCTTTGAAAAACACAATCAGTTCTTTAATGATACTAGGAGTACTTTTGGAGGAGGCTCGTGGACCCAGTAACAATCATCGGTGGTGCAACCGTAGCTTTCAATGCGTTGAAGAAAGGTTTTCAGGTAGGTAAAGACCTACAAGAAATGTCAGGACAGTTGACCCAATGGGCAGGTTGCATGAGTGATCTGTCCTACGCTGAACAAAAAAACAAGAATCCTCCTTGGTGGAAAGCACTCAATGGTGGGTCTGTAGAAGCAGAAGCTCTAGAAATATTTACAGCTAAAAGAAAAGCTGAAGAAATGAGAAAAGAGCTAAAAGACTGGATTAGTTTCAGTATGGGGCCATCCGCTTGGGATGAGCTTGTAGCTACTGAAGGTAAGATACGTAAGAAGAAGAAAGAGCAAGAGTATCGTAAAGCAGAGATACAAGAAGCAATCGTAACTTGGACTCTCTCAATATTAATAATACTAACTGGAGCAGGTATGCTAGGGTTATTACTTTACATGGTGACATAAATGGCAAGAAACCTAACAGAAAAACAACAGAAGTTCCTTGAAGTCTTGTTTGAAGAGGCAGGAGGGGATGTTGTACAAGCTAAGAAACTATCAGGGTATGGCGAGTCTTCTAGTACTACAGCTATTGTAGAATCTTTGAAAGATGAGATAGGTGATCGTACTCGTAGCTACTTTGCACGTACAGCGCCTAAAGCTGCTATGGCTATGGTGGGTGCACTTAGTGACCCAACAGAGCTAGGTATACGAGATAAGATGTCTGCAGCAAAAGACTTACTTGACAGAGCAGGGCTTGGTAAAGTAGAAAGAGTAGACGTATCGTCATCTAGCGGTGGCGTATTTATATTACCATCTAAAGAAGGAACAAACGAATAAGTGTAAACCGTGAATCTCTTGGCTATTGGGAACTACCTAGACCCCACAAAGGTGCAGAAAAACAGTGGCACGTAATAGCTAGAGTAACTAGAACAATACCGTTTGGTTATGAAGTTGACCCTGACAATGATAAGCTACTTAAGCCTATCATCCCAGAGCTAGAAGCATTAGAACTTGCAAAGAATCATATCTTGCAATACACTTATAAAGAAGTAGCACTTTGGTTAACAAAGCAAACAGGTAGATATATATCTGGCGAAGGACTTAAGAAAAGGGTAGACATTGAGCGAAAACGTAAGAAAGCAGCTACAATTAAGCGCAAGCTTGCCAAGCGGCTCCAAGAAACGTTACAAGAAATCAAGAACCTTGAAGAAGAAAGAATCGGAGCCTACACAAACAAGCCAAGCGAAGCCAGAGCCTGAAGTACAAGTTGTAGCAGCCGAAGTAAAAGCGCCTGAGTTTGATGTTGACATTGCTCAAGAAGTAGTGTTTAAACCAAACCCAGGACCACAAACAAGCTTCTTATCCGCATCTGAAAGAGAAGTCTTGTATGGAGGGGCAGCAGGTGGTGGTAAGAGCTTTGCAATGCTTGCTGACCCCCTTCATGGTTTAAACGATCCAAACTTTAGTGGTCTACTTGTTCGCCATACTACTGAAGAACTTAGGGAACTTATACAGAAGAGTCAAGAGCTATACCCTAAAGCAATACCTGGCATTAAGTGGAGTGAACGTAAATCACAGTGGATTGCACCTAGAGGTGGTAGACTGTGGATGTCTTACTTAGATAAAGACATGGACGTGACACGCTACCAAGGACAAGCGTTTAACTGGATTGGCTTTGATGAACTTACACAGTGGCCTACTCCTTATGCTTGGGATTATATGAGGTCACGACTTCGTTCAGCATTTAGCTCTCAGCTAGGTTTGTACATGAGAGGTACTACTAACCCAGGAGGCAATGGACATAGTTGGGTAAAGAAAATGTTTATAGACCCTTCACCTGCAAATGAGCCATTCTGGGCTACTAACATTGAGTCGGGTGAGACTATAAGATTTCCTAGAGGGCATAGTCGTGAAGGACAGCCCTTGTTTAAGCGTAGATTTATACCTGCTAGTTTGTTTGACAACCCATACCTAGCAGACAGTGGTGACTACGAAGCAATGCTACTATCATTGCCAGAGCACCAGAGAAAGCAGTTACTAGAAGGTAACTGGGATACTAATGAAGGAGCAGCATTCCCTGAGTTTAACAGAGCAATACACGTAGTTGACCCATACGACATTCCTAGATCATGGGCTAGGTTCAGGGCTTGCGACTACGGCTACGGTTCTTACACAGGAGTACTTTGGTTTGCTGTTTCACCAGATGAACAACTGGTGGTTTATAGAGAGTTATACTGTTCTAAGGTTACAGCTACAGATTTAGCTGACATGATATTAGAAGCAGAAGCAGAAGATGGTACAATGAGGTACGGTGTTTTGGACTCATCACTCTGGCACAACAGAGGCGATACTGGACCATCACTAGCAGAGCAAATGAACATGAAGGGTTGCCGTTGGCGTCCTTCTGATCGCTCTCGTGGATCTAGAGTGTCTGGTAAGAATGAGATACACCGTAGGTTGCAGGTGGATGAGTTCACTGAAGAGCCTAGACTCGTGTTCTTCTCCACCTGCACCAACACTATAGCACAGATACCTACGATACCGCTAGATAAAAAGAACCCTGAAGATGTAGATACTCACGCAGAAGATCACTTGTATGACGCTTTACGCTACGGTATAATGACTAGACCAAGAAGTTCTATATGGGATTATGATCCTTCAAAACAACGTTCTGGCTTTCAGATGTCAGACCCAACATTTGGATATTAAATATGGCAGAAATAGAAGACTTATCTTTTGAGACAGATGATGTAATAGCTGCAGAGAGTGAAGAGGACAAACTCTTTGAAAGTGTAAGCAGCATAGTATCCTTTGTAGGTGATCGCTACAAACGTGCTGAAGATGCTCGTTTAGGTGATGAAGAGCGTTGGATGAGGGCATACCGAAACTACAGAGGTATATATGGTCCTGATGTACAGTTTACTTCTTCAGAAAAGTCTAGAGTATTTGTTAAGGTTACTAAGACCAAAACACTAGCTGCATATGGGCAGATAGTAGATGTACTATTCGGTAACAATAAGTTTCCTCTTTCTGTAAATCCTTCTGTATTACCTGACGGTGTGGCTGAGGCAGTACACATTAACTTAGATCCCAACGCAGATAAAGCTTCAGAAGAATTAAAAACTACCTTTACTACTGAAACAAATAAACCTTATCTAATTACACCTGAAACTAAACTAAAGCCAGGTGAAACATTATATGACCTAGAAAAAAAGATGGGTAGTGTAAGTGATAAGCTTTCATCAGTATCTGAAAAAGTAATAGAAGGTGACGGTACAACTCCTACGAGTGTGACATTCCATCCTGCTATGGTAGCAGCTAAGAAGATGGAAAAGAAGATACACGATCAACTACAAGAAAGTGGGGCATCTAAGCATCTACGTAGTATGGCATTTGAGATGGCATTGCTAGGCACAGGTGTAATGAAAGGCCCATTCGCTATAGATAAAGAGTATCCTAACTGGGATGATGAAGGTGAGTATGATCCACTAATTAAAACTGTACCATCAACTAATCATGTATCTGTATGGGACTTCTACCCTGACCCTGAAGCTACATCTATGGACGATGCAGAGTACGTTGTTCAGAGACACAAGATGTCACGTAATCAAATACGTGCACTAAAAGATAGACCATACTTTATGGAAGATGCTATTGAAGACGCTGTAGCTTCAGGCTCAGACTATGTGCGTAAGCATTGGGAAATGAAGATGGAAGACGATGATAGTATATCTACAGATAGTGAGCGTTGGGAAGTATTAGAGTTCTGGGGTTTTGTTGATAAAGATATACTTGAAGAGAATGGTATTAAGATACCTAAAGAATATAATGACTTGTTTGAAGTCAATGCTAATATATGGACAGTCAACGGTAAAGTAATTCGTTGTGTGCTTAACCCCTTCAAACCTGCACGTATACCTTACTACGCAGTACCCTTTGAGCATAACCCTTACTCCTTCTTTGGTGTAGGTATTGCTGAGAACATGGATGACACACAGACCCTAATGAACGGCTTTATGAGAATGGCTGTTGACAATGCTGTATTATCTGGTAATCTTCTTATTGAGATAGACGAAACTAACTTAGTCCCAGGTCAAGACCTATCCGTACATCCAGGTAAGGTCTTTCGCAGACAAGGTGGTGCACCTGGACAAGCTATCTTTGGCACTAAGTTTCCAAACGTTGCAGGTGAAAACATGCAGCTATTTGATAAGGCAAGGGTATTAGCAGATGAATCAACTGGTTTCCCATCTTTCGCTCATGGTCAAACAGGCGTGTCGGGTGTGGGCCGTACTGCTTCTGGTATTAGTATGCTTATGTCTGCTGCCAACGGTAGTATCAGGACTGTTGTAAAGAATGTAGATGATTATCTTATTGCCCCAATGGGTAAATCTTTCTTTGCATTCAACATGCAGTTTGATTTTGATGAAAGCATAAGGGGTGACCTAGAGATAAAAGCTAACGGTACTGAAAGCCTGATGGCTAATGAAGTACGTAGCCAACGCTTAATGCAGTTCTTACAGGTAGCGCAGAATCCAGTACTAGCTCCGTTTGCAAAAATGGATTACATTATTAGAGAGATTGCTAAGAGCATGGATCTAGACCCTGACAAAATTACTAACTCTATGCAAGACGCAGCAATACAAGCTGAGATAATGAAAGGCTTTCAACAACCCATGACACCACCACCAATGCCACCTGAAGGTGCTCCAGCAGGTGCAGACGTTCAAGATCCAACAGGTGCAGGTGGCGGTAATATTGGAACAGGCATAGCCCCAGTACCAAATGAACAAGGGTTTAGTGGTAATGTCGCTTAAGAGTTTTGTAAACAATAAAGCACAGTGGGATGCATTCTGTGAAGAACTAGACATTTTAATTCTTGAGCAGCAAAGAAGACTAGAGCAGTCAGAGGTGGCAATAGACTTACATCGTTGCCAAGGTTCAATCTCTACATTACGAAGACTAAAATATTTGAGGGATAAAGTTAATGGCTCTAAATAAGATTAGTGATCAAATGGAAATGTTTGGTTACACTGCTGAAGGAGCACAGCAGGAGGCTGACAAGTTTGTAGATAAGGATGCAGCACCTGCAAAAGATATTACTTTTATGGATGCAGCTAAGTTTGTAGCAGAACTAACACCTGTCATAGGTGATGCTATGGCTGCTAAAGAAGTATATGAAGAACTGCAGAAAGAAGAGCCTAACTATTTACTAGCAGGGGCTTTAGGTGGTGCAACTATAATAGGTTTGATTCCTGGTATAGGAGATGCAGCAGCTTCAGCAATAAAAGCAGGTGCAAGAAAAACTTTAGATGTAGGTAAACGTGTTGAGGTTGACCCTGATGCTTTAGGTTCATTAGGTGGTAACATTAGATTAAAACCTAAAGAAGAAGAAGTAACACCTCAATTATCAAACATTGAATACCAAAGAAAAATGGCAGAGTTTGATAAAGCAGAAACTGTAGATGATTGGCAAGAAAATGTAAGAAAGTATGTTGAAGAATCTAGGGATGTTAATCCTACTATACGAACCCCTGAGTTAGAGGATTCAACAAAAGATTTACTTGATAATAAAATTACTAGAGAACAACATTTAGCAAACGTAGATAATTATAAGCCTGTTGATGCTTGGGATGCACTACCAAGAGAGCCATCAAGTAAAGCTGTTGTTTTTTCTTTAAATAAAGAACAAAGAAAAGATGGACACTTTGTATTAGATAATGCCTCTTCTATGGGGGTAAATAAGTCATCTCTTAAAATAGGTGATTTATTTAACGGTAGACTAGATATACCTGCTTACAATAGATTTGATACTTGGATTGTTACAGGTTCTTCTAAGAATGCTGAAAAGGGAAAACATTATGCAAAAGCGATACACTATACAGCAGGTGAAGGAGAATCTGTAAAGTTTATATCTTCTATAAAAACTAGTGAAAAAATAGGAACAGGTGAAAAAGGTAAAACACCTTATGCTACTGTTCAAGGATATATAAAAGATCTTGATATAAATGAAATAAGAAACAAAGCTACACAGTATTTAAATGATCCTGAGTGGACACAGGTTGGTTTTGACCCTCGTAGACAGGGTGGTTTCTATGTAAGAGCAGGTGAAAACAAACACGTTCCTGTAAGGGAAGCAAGTGAAGTAATACAGATAGGGCCATTAGTGTTAGCTAAAAATGCTAAACTAGATATGGATTATACAGGATTTAACGAAGGTGGGGCAGTAATGGACGATCAAATGAAGATGGCATTTATGGCTGATAAAGTTGATGTAGACCCAGTATCAGGCAATGAAGTACCCCCAGGCTCACTACCTGAAGAAGTACGAGATGACATTCCTGCACAACTAAGTGAAGGTGAATATGTAGTACCTGCTGATGTTCTTCGTTTTTATGGCATGAAGTTCTTTGAAGATTTACGAAAGAATGCTAAGATAGAGTTAGCTCAGATGGAAGCTAATGGACGAATAGGTGGACAACCTGTAGATGCAGCAGTAGGCGGCTACATTACAGGACAACCTACACAAGCCACAATGTCTGACCCTTATAAGCAACAACAGATGATGTACCGACAAGGTGCACCTGTTGCTAAGGGTAATGCAGGTTATTTTCCAGGCGGTACTGTATCTCTTAACTCTTATGGTAATCCAATTAACAATCCTTTCTCAAATATATCTAGTCCTACATTTAACCCAGGTGATCCTGCTTCAAATACTGCAAACACAAATATAAAAACAAACATACCAAAGCCTATAATAAAAGATGGTATGACATACATGCCACCTAGCGATTTTTATGTAGGGTCTAGCTTGTTTGGTCCTGCACCTAGTCTTCAGCCTCCGTTTACTCCTGTAACTTTGTATGGTCCTAACGGTGAAATAGTTACAGCTAATACTCAAGCAGAGTATGATGACTATATAAGTCAAGATTATAAAACAACACAGACTACTACAGAAGAAGAACCTATTGTATATGAATCAGACAACGATGATATTAATCAAGAAGTAGAAAGTTTAACAACTATTGCACAACAAGCTGAAAGCGATGCTTATGCTGAAACCTTTGAAAGTGCATTAGCAGGTACAGCTAGTGAGCAAGACTATATAAATATATATGGTAACTTAGCTTCTCAGCAAGCAACCCTTACTGGCATGGCTGCAATAAATCCTTTAGCTGCTCCTGTAATACTTAAAACAATAGCAGATAGAAAAAAATTAAATGCTGCATTAGAAAAAAAGTTTGGCGCTGATTGGAAAACAACAAATCCAGACTTAGCAGCAAAATTTAAAGAAATTGATGACATGACTATGGCAGATAGGCTTAAAGCAGGGTATGGTCAGTTTAAAGAAGATATGAGTTCTATTTTTAAAGACAAAGAAGAAGAGAAATTTAAACCTGAGTATAGTGTGTACGGACTTTCTATGGGCGGTGACATGCCAACAGTAGAACAACTAACTACTGCACTTGGTGATGATGCTAACCTAAGTGGTATTGTAAGCACAGAAAACGGTGGCTACGTAACCTTATTATCACAACAAGAACAATCAGCATACGACAGGGCTGTAAAAATGGGTAATGGTGTAGCTGCTAGACACTACGCTATCATAAATGCTTCTAGAGTAAAACGTTTATTAGACAAGGGTATAGAAGGTTTAAATGAGGGTGAAATAGAAAAGCTAGGTCTTAAGAAGCCTAAACCTGTAGTAGATCCTGTAATTGTGCCAGAGCCAGAAGGTGGTGGCAATGGTGGTAGTGGTAGCGAAGATAATCAATCAACTGCAGCAGATATTTTAGAACAACTACAGGAAGATAAACCTAACATCATAGCAAGCTCATCTACTCCAGGTGAAACAGAAGCTAATATATCTCAATTAGAAACTGCGCTTTCAGCCTCAAGCCAAAACCCTTCTGGTCAAATAAGCTTGAAGGATGGTGGACTAGCAAGTAAACCTAAGAAGAAGAAAAACAAAAAGTAATTCCATATAACTATAAGGATACCTGGCTTCGGCTGGCCCCAACATAAGGAGAAACAAAATGGTAGAACAAACAGCAGCAGTAGAAGAAACAAAGCCTATAATGGTAGACTCTGCAGCACATCGTAGAAATGCGGCTCGTGCACAGCGTGACGAAGAAGAGCTAAAGCAACTCTTAGAGGAACACACAGGTGGCTCAGGACAGGAAGAAGAACCCAGTAGCAAAGCTATTAAGGACGCCCCAGTTCAAGCAAAAGGTGATTCCAAACAAGAAGAAGAATCTAAAGCTGAAGCACAAGAAGAAGTCTCAGACGATGACTTAAGCGCAGAAGAGAAAACATTTAAGCAACGCTATGCTGACATTCAACGTTTCATGCAAGACAAAGCTGAAGAGCATAAGACAGAAATAGAAAAGCTAAAAGGACAGCTAGACTCAGCAGCTAAGAATGAACTTGTACTACCTAAGTCAGACAAAGAGATAGAAGCTTGGGCTAAGAAGTATCCTGATGTAGCAGGAATAGTAGAAGCTATAGCAGATAAGAAAGCCCAAGAGCGTTCACTAGATATTGATAAGCGTTTAAAAGAAGTAGAAGAGCTACGTATAAATGCTAAACGTGAGAAAGCTGAAGCTGAATTACTGAGTATGCACCCCGACTTTCAGGAAATACGTTCTAACGATGCGTTTCATGGGTGGGCTAAAGAACAGCCTAAGTGGGTACAAGACGCACTATATGAGAATGTTGATGATGCTAAGTCTGTAGCAAGAGTAATAGACTTATACAAAGCAGACAATGGTATCACTACAAACAAACGTAGCACAAGCGATAAGGATGCAGCTAAGGCTGTTAAGGCTCGTGTACGTAATACACCTGAAACTGAAGAAAGTAATACATACCTTCGTGAGTCTCAGATTAACAAGATGTCCACTAGAGAATATGAGAAACGATCTGATGAGATCATGGAAGCTATTCGTAGTGGAAAGTTTATTTACGATATGTCTAAATAATTACTTGACAATAACAAATTCGTAAGTATAACTACTAACATGATTAGAGTGACTTAAATGTTACTCTATCGTGTGACTAACACTAAGCCACAATAAGAACTACCCAGACATATAGGCCCAGTAGCTATGAAGTAGGCCAACTGATTAGCAACACTGACTACCCTAAAATGAATGGCCTCTTTCGTGGATATGATGTGTAAAACTTAACATAGCCATATCTATATAAGGAGAATTACAATGGCTTTTACTACAGCGAGTGGTTATGGGAATTTACCAAACGGTAACTTTTCACCAATCATTTATTCCAAGCAGGTACAACTTGCATTCCGCAAGAGTGCCGTAGCTAATGCAATTACCAATAACGATTATTTTGGTGAGATTGCTAACCAAGGTGACACGGTAAAAATTATTAAGGAGCCAGAAATTTCTGTATCCGCATATGCTCGTGGAACCCAAATCCAAGCACAAGATCTTGACGATGAAGAATTTCAGTTGACTGTTGATAAAGCCAATTATTTTGCTTTTAAGATGGACGATATTGAGGAAGCCCATAGTCACGTAGATTTTATGCAACTTGCAACTGATCGTGCAGCATACAGACTAGCTGATCAAATGGACCAAGAATGCCTTGGCTATTTGGCAGGTTACAAACAGTCTGCGCTACACGCAAATGCAGGAACAGTTAATGACCAAGTAAATGGTTCAGTAGCTGTTTCAACTGCAGGTACAGACGAACTTCTTTCTTCTATGAAGCTTAAGAAGGGTGACTTTGGAAACATTACGACATCATCTGCAGGTGATCACTCAATTCCATTGAAGCCACGTTTAGGCGGTGCAACTGCTGCTGATACTGCAACAGCAACTCCCTTACAAGTTATTGCTCGTATGGGGCGTCTTTTAGATCAACAGCAAGTTGATACAAGAGGCAGATGGCTCGTTGTTGACCCTGTGTTTGTAGAACTACTCAAAGACGAAGACTCACGCATGATGAATGCTGACTTCGGTGGAGCAGGGCTGCAAAACGGTTTAGTCTTGAATAACATTCATGGCTTCCGTATGTACACATCATCAAACCTACCTGCGGTAGGAACAGGTGCAGGTACAACTGGGACAGCAAACCAAAATACTAACTACGGTGTTATCGTGGCAGGTCACGACTCAGCAGTAGCAACTGCAGAGCAAATCAACAAAGTTGAGACTTATCGTGATCCAGATTCATTTAGTGACATCGTTCGCGGTATGCATCTATACGGCAGGAAGATACTTCGTCCAGAAGCTATCGTAACTGCTAAATATAACGCAGCGTAAGGGAGGATAAACTTATGGCTACTATATCATCTTTGCTTTTACCTGCACACGGTAATTCCCAAAGAGGGCGTTCGCCTTACATGGTACAGAAAACTATTGATCTTACTGCACAGGCTATTGACTGTTCATCGGGTGACGTAGTTCAATGTCTCACAATACCTGCTAATACAAGGGTACTTCATGCAGGTGTTTGTGTTGTAGAATCTGCAACTATGAACACTGGTACAAACGCAACAGTAACATTGGGTGCAGCAGATGCTGACGAATTTGTTGCAGCGTTTGATATTGATGGCGCAGCAGACGGGGCATATGCTCCTTCAGCTACACCTGCTGCAGACGTTACGCTTGCTTCAGCAGACACACTAGACCTGACTTTTGCAGGTGCTGGTGCAACATTCACAGCAGGTAAACTACGTGTTTACGCTATGATGATGGATGTTAGTGATCAAGGCGATGCTGCTCCTGACGAAGTAGATCGTGACTTGCTTGCATAAGCACAAAACTAGGGGGGCAGGGAAACTTGCCCCTTTAAGTACATCTAAGGGATACTAAAATGGCTACATATGTTACATTAGTTAATGAATTATTACGCAGGTTAAATGAAGTTACCTTAGATGCTAATGGTGAAGGCTTTGACTCAGTACGTAATGTTCAAGCTTTAGCTAAAGATGCTATCAATAACAGTATACGTCTTATTGTACAAGATGGTCAGGAGTGGCCTTTCTTAAAAACAACTCAAACACAAGATCTTACTGCAGGTACTAGACAGTATAGTTTTCCTAATGATTACTCTAGCACAGACTGGGATACTTTTTACCTTAAAAAGCTTACCTCAAAAGGTAACACTCCCATGAGGCTTAGACCTATTTCTTATGATGACTATATACAAAACCATCGTAGCATAGACGATACAGGTGATTTAACTAATGGAGATGGCGCACCCATTTACGTATATCAAACACTAGAAGAGAAGTTTGGTGTTACACCTGTGCCAGATGCAGCCTACCAGATAGAGTACGTCTACTGGAGTTTTCCCACAGAATTAACAAATTATAATGATACAGTAATTATACCTGACCGTTTTAAACATGTAGTTGTAGACGGTGCTATGATGTTTATGATGAGATTCCGTAGCAATGAACAAAGTGCTGCAATGCATCAAAACAATTTTGAAGATGGCATAAAAGCAATGCGTAGAGTTTTAGTAGATGATATATTAGTAGTTCGCTCCACAGTAATAGAACGATCAGGGACAAGTGCATTTAGTGGTAATATGTAATGGCTGAAAATTTAGCTTCCTTTAAAGTTTTTTCTCAGGGTGGGCTAAACACCAGTAGGGATGTGTTATCTCAAGGTGAGACACAACCTGGATCTGCTATAAAGCTAACTAATTATGAACCTGCTGTTACAGGTGGGTATCGTAAGATAAATGGTTACAGCAATGATTATGGCACAGTTACAGGTCAAGACAATACAGGTACACTAGGTGTATGTGTAGCTAATGGTATCAACGATGGTATCTTAGCTTGTAGAAAACCTTCTAGTGGTAGTAATTACTTACATAGATATATCAACAGTTCTACTTCATGGGGGGAAATAACCTGTGATGTTATTGCAAATGATAGGGATGGAGTATGTGCTTCACAGACACCAGGAGGATCAGGTAACTTAACAATCAATGGTGCATTGGCTTCTGGCGGTTCTGTAAATTTTACAACGGCTGCATCAGAACAACCTAGACTAGTTACTTTTTTCGGAACAGGTAATGAATCAGGTAAAACCTTTACTATTACAGGTACAGACTATTTAGGCACAGCACAAACTGAAGTAGTGAATGGGCCAAACAATTCCACAGTAAGTAGTACAAAATACTTTAACACAATTACGCAGATAGCTGTAAGTGCAGGGACAGCAGCAGCTATTGAGGTAGGATCGGGTACAGGTTTATTTAGAACAAGTAACCCTACGATGACAGATGTTAGCAAGGTAAGGTTTACAAAGTATAATTTTGGTAGTCCAAAAATAATATTGACAGATGGAATTAACCCTGCATCAACATATGATGGTACTACATATAAACAAGTTACTGATAGTAACGCTCCTACAGACCCCAAATTTTCTGCTGTATTTCAAAACCACATGTTCTTAGCAGGTGACCCTGCCCAAGAAACAAACTTATTTTTCAGTGCACCTTACGATGAACTAAACTATACAGCAGCTAATGGATCAGGTGTAATAAATGTAGGTTTTCCTATAGTAGCCATAAAAACATTTCGTGATGCTTTGTATGTTTTTGGCAGTAACAACATTCGTAAGCTTGTAGGTAACAATATAGCCAACTTTGTATTGGAATCTGTTACAGATAATCTTGGTTGTCTAGCTACAGATAGTGTTATAGAAATAGGTGGTGACTTACTATTTCTTTCACAAGATGGTCTACGTCCTGTTTCTGGTACAGATAAAATAGGTGATGTAAACTTAGAGACTGTATCAAAAGACATTCAGTCAGTATTTACAGATGTTGTTTTTGATATAGACTTAGATGGTTTGAATGCAGTTGTTGTTAGATCAAAGACGCAGTTCAGATATTTCTTCGCTGCTGCAGATACTCAAGGTGTTATAGGAGGTTTTAGACAAACACCTAATGGATTACAGTTTGAGTATGGACAGCTATTAGGTATCACTGCTACTTGTGCAGATAGTGGGTATATAGGACAGAATGAATATGTAATACATGGAGACAGTACAGGGAAAGTACACAGACAAGAAAGAGGCAACTCTTTTGCAGGAACTGATATTTTCAGTGTCTTTCAAACCCCTTATTTACATATGCAAGATCCTGAACAACGTAAGATATTTTACACTATAGCTACTTACTTACGTTCTGAAGGCGATAATGAAATACTAATGTCAGCAGTTTATGATTACGAAGATGTAGATGTTTTGAACCCCAATGACTTTACATTAAGTAATACAGGTGCTGCTGCCTATTATAACGAAGCTGCGTATGCTGCTGATGATGCCGCAAGCGGTGCTATATATGATGGTAGTCCTTCACCAATAAGAAGAACAAACATATCAGGATCAGGCAAAGCAATTTCGTTACGTTACGTCACAAATGACAGTAAAGCATCACACAGTATACAAGGTTTAGTAATTACATTTGGGGTAGGAGACAGGTTATAACATGGCAGGTTACTCAAGACAGTCAGCATCAACAATACAACCTAACGAGGTTATTAAAGCTGCACCAGTAAACGCAGAGTATAACGCTATACGAGATGCGTTTGCTTTATCGGGTGGGCATAAACATGATGGCAGTTCTACTGAGGGAGCGTATGTACCTCTTATAGCTGACACTGATGCTTTAAATAAAGTTGTAGTAGATACCAGTAACAACAGACATGGTGTGTTTGTTGAGGTTTCTTCATCAGCAGTAGAGCAAATAAGGTTTCAAGATGGTGTTGTTGTACCTGTTACAGATAACGATATAGATTTAGGTACAAGTTCTGTAGAGTTTAAGGACTTATATCTAGATGGTACAGCTACAGTAGACACACTTCAAGTAGATGAGAATGCTACAGTAACAGGTAACTTATCTGTAAATGGAAACACTACACTTGGTAACGCAGCTTCAGATACAGTTACAGTAACTGCTGATGTTGCTTCTCCCCTTATACCTTCTGCAGATGATACGCATGACTTAGGTGCTTCTGGCTCTGAGTGGCGTAACTTGTACATTGATGGTACTGCTAACATAGATACTCTTGCTGTAGACGCAAATGGTACAGTAGCAGGTACACTTACAGTTACAGGAGCTACAGCACTTAATGGTGGTCTGACTATGGACAGTAACAAGTTTACTGTTGCAGACACAAGCGGTAACACTGCCATTGCAGGTACACTTGCTGTAGCAGGAGCTACAACATTAGCTGCTACATCTTTTGGTGATGCAAACATTACTAACGTAGGAAACATTGCACTAGATAGCATTACTGCAGATGGTAGTACAATTACTATTACTGGTAACACTACATTTGCTGATGGTTCTTTTAACTTTAATGTAGCATCTCACGATGGAACAAATGGACTTGCTCTTGCAGGTACGGTAGTAACATCTACAGCAGCAGAGCTAAACATTCTGGACGGTGTGACTGCAACTACTGCTGAACTCAACATTATGGATGGTGTTACTTCTACTACTGCAGAGCTAAACATTCTTGATGGTGTTACATCTACAGCAGCAGAGTTGAATATACTAGATGGAGTTACTTCTACTGCTGCAGAACTTAATACACTAGATGGCATCACAGCAGTTGTAGGTGAACTTAACGCACTAGACTTGGGAAGTACTGCAATTGGTACAGCCATAGCTTCTAAAGCTGTAGTGTTAGACTCAAATAAAGACTACACAGGTATTCGTAACTTTACCATTACAGGTAATTTGACTGTAGGAGGAACTACCACAGTAGTAGATACTGTTACTATGAACGCACAGAATGCTGTTGTGTTTGAGGGTGCTACTGCTGATGATCACGAAACTACACTTACTATTGTAGATCCTACAGCAGACCGTACAATTAACCTCCCTAACCAAAGTGGTACTATTCCTGTACTAGCTGCAGTAAGTACTACTCAAATTAGTGCTACACCTGAAGAGTTAAACATTATGGATGGTGGTACGTCTGCTACATCTACTACACTTGCAGATGCAGATAGAGTTGTAGTTAATGATGCAGGTACTATGAAGCAGGTAGCTCTTACTGACTTTGAAACATATATGGAGACATCTTTAGATACTCTAAGTAATGTAACTACAGTAGGTGCTCTAAACAGTGGTAGTATCTCAAGTGGGTTTGGTGCTATAAATAATGGCTCATCTGCAATTACTACAACAGGTACTGTAACTTATGGTAGTTTATCAGATGGGACTATAACTATTACAGGCTTTGTTGATGAAGATGATATGTCTTCTAATAGTGCAACATTAGTTCCTACACAGCAATCAGTAGAAGCTCGTATTCAAGCTGTAAACGCAACTGCTAATAATGTAACAGGTCTTAATGCTACAGGTGCAGAGATTAATACTGTAGCAGATGTATCAGCAATTAGTCCTGACACTTCTACAGCAGTAGCAAACAATGATGCAATACTTATGTATGATAATTCAGCTACTGGATTAAAGTATTTTGATGTAGACTTACTTGATACATACTATGCACAGACAAGTAAAACACTAACAAATAAAACAATTACAAGCCCTACAGTAAGTGGCCTATATTTAAGTGACTCAGGTATTACTATAGAAGGGTCTAGTGCAAACGATCACGAAACTGTTTTAACTGTTGCTAACCCTACTGCAGATAGAACTATTACATTCCCTGATGCATCAGGTACAGTAGCTTTTGTAGCAGATCCAACATTCACTGGAACAGTAACTGCACCTACTATAAATGCGTCAACTGCTTTACAAATAGGTGGAGTTGCAGTAACATCTACAGCAGCAGAGTTAAACTTATTAGATGGAAATACTTCTGTTGGTAGTTCAATAACAGTGGCAGATGCAGATGGTTTTGTAGTTAATGATGGTGGAACAATGAAAACTATTCCTGCATCAGATTTAAAAACTTATGCTAGTGGTAGTTCAGCTACTAAAGGATTTGCTATCGCTATGGCAATTGTATTTGGATAATAAAGGAAAAGGTAAATGGCCGTAATAAATTTAATTAATGTATCAAGTATTACACCTACGACAGTAGCAGGTGCAGTAACAACAAGTAGGGCATCTATTATTGATGTCGCTGCAGATAAAGTTGCTAAAGTAAACACACTTATGATATCAAACATTGA